CCTTGGTGAATGTAACCACCAAGACGATCACGGATATATTCTTTCAGATCGTCACGCACAGAAATTGTGATTTTGTGCTTCTCGGCAAGTTCCTTTAGTGACTGCATTTCGTAGTCGGTGGCGAGATTGTCGAGTCTGGAATCGAATGCCAGTTTGTTTCGTGCTTCTTTGAGATAGGCTTCTACTACTTCTTCCATGAGTGTCTTAGACACCGTGTTGCTCTGACAACCATATTCATTCAACGGGCCATAGCAAGAATACGTCGAGCAACTGTAATACTTGCAGAAGTTTTTCTGCTTGCCATTTTTCACTTTCACGCTTCGCATCTTTTTGCCGCAGCCAGCACAATGCACGAAAGGTTGCAGCCAGAAGTCGGCTTGCCGATGAGGATTTGGTGCATGGGCTTTGGTTGTTCTCTCTGACAACTTCTTTTGAACTTTTTCCCATACATCCAGTGGAACTATAGGATCAAAGACCGGCTCGGTTGGACGCCAGTAATCCTGTGCCTGTCGTACTCGGTTCTCCTCACCCTCTATGACGGGTCGGACCTTGCCGTTCTTGAACTCATAGAAACGGCCCTGTCCCTTCTTGTTGTCAGTCGGCATTCCAATGAATACTGGATTGTGGAGAATATGTTGGACATGCCCCTTATTCCATATCTTCTTGGCACTGTGCAGCGACTCGACCTTGTTCTCGTTGAGTCTGACTGCGATCTGGTAGTAAGAGATCAACTCGTCGGCATACCATTGGAAGATTTGCCGCACGGCGGCTAGGCGTTCTTCCTTGATGGAAGGGGCCAGTTGTAGCGTATCCGTCTGATCTCTGGATGGAAAGTTATTTGGGCCATTATACTCCTCCATTGAACCATCGGGGTTGTACTTCATACGCTGTTGACGCCCCATCCAGACTACCCGCCACTTCTCTTTACCGTCCGTGCCGTAACATACGACATCACATCCAAACGCAGGCGGGCCTCCACAATAATTTCCCTTCTTGGAATTTCCCATCCTACCTTCAAGATTTCGCAGGGCTTTTTCCTTTTGTTCTTTCTCGGATGTGATGGCGGCAGCAGTGGTATTGAATACAGTAGCAACATCATCGTCGCTAATGCAGCCTTGCGACACACTCCATAATTCTACGCCCCACTGATCGAGCAGATACAGGTGGTGTTGGAGTTCTTTGTTGTTCTTGAAGCCAAAGCGATCAAGACTATCAACCACAATGGCGTCATAGTCGCCGCTTTCACATAGCTTCAACATCTTCTGGAACTGGACCCGCTTGGCACACATATCTCTGGAGTTGGCTCCTTCTGTGTCCTCGAAGGACTCCTCGATATAGAGGCCGTTAAACTTTGCCCACTGATCTGTTGAGAAAATCTGGCGATCTCCGTCCTGTATGTCTTTTGAGACTCGGACATATCGGCAAATACGCTTGCCTGCTAAACTTGCTGGTACTTTCATTTTGCTCCTTTCGGTCACTCGACCGTTCTGTAATAGGTAGAGTGTAGTGTCAGGAACAAAATTCTCAAAACAATTTTTGCAGAAATCTCCTGTCTGGTAATACGAACAGGGCGGCGATCTTCTTGGTCGCCGCCCTGTGAAGAAATGCCTGTATTTCAGGCTTTAGAGAGTATTACCAGAAGTGGCTACTGGAGTTTGCAATTGTTATGGAGTTTGGCACTCACCAAAGAAAACCAACTCACGAGGAAATTAAGAGTGAGTTTCAAAGGACATTTTCGGGCGTACTTTGGTTCATCAAAGAGGCTCCGGTTGTTGAACTGAAACTCAAATCCTGATTCTTCAAAAAGTATAGATATTTCTCAAAGGCTTCGTCGGCCTCTTGCACAAGAGAGGCTGGCAGAAGCCCTTCTTTTTTGGGTTCTGCCAGTTCATAATCGCCATATTCAAATGGTGTTATCAAATCTAAATACTTGGTGATAAGCTCGCCACTCTTCTTGTGCTTTATATCGTAAGAGTTCAAGACAATGGCACCGGGCGTTCTCTTGGCCATCTCGCAAAGTCTTCTAAGGCGATAGAGATAATACCGCTGGGCTTGTACGGGGTTAAACCGACCATTTTCTACCAACAGATTGAGCGTCGGTTCAGCATCCCGAATAACATAGATGAATTTGCAAGTTGTATAAACCGACTTAATTTGAAAACAATAGTTGAAAAGTAACTCATCCATAAATATTGCAGACGAATTATTCAGCTTGTGGCGACAGTTGACCAACGACAAAAGGCTGAGAGGGTGCATATACACATTATGGTCCGAAGACCTGAAGCCTTGTACTTGAGGATTTTGATTAAGTGATTTGTAAACAATATCTGAACCAGAGTCCAAATGACTTACTATAAACAAGATTTTTCGCATGAATATCCTCAAAGTACAAAAAAAAGAAATACGCTTAATAACTAGGGTAACACTATCTTAATTAGAAGAGGATGATTTATGCCTATTTGGTCAGATTTTTTCAAGTTATTCACTTACGCCAGTGAAAAAGATGCATTGGCGAGAAGAAGGGACAAAAAGGAGCTTTCGGGTGCCGGTGTCTCACAGGCCGATGCCCTGCAAATTGGTGGAGAATTCGCTGGCGGTGGTGGTCCCAGCGGCATGGTCAATCTACGTCAAACCTATGACATGATTGACACTACGAGTCTTAACAATCGCACCATGCGATATAAAGAATACGAAAGACTCAGAAACGTCCCAGAAATTGAAATGGCTCTTACCGTAATGGCCGACGAAGCATGTTTGGCTGGCGATACTCCTGTAGCAACACCTTTCGGATACTTCACCTTAGAATGGCTCGCCAAGAACAAAAAAGATGAACGATTCTTGGTTTACTGCTACGACTTCCAGAAGAAAGACTACTCACTAGGTTGGGCATTTAACCCACGTTTGGTCAAGAAGGCCAAGACGGTCGAAATCATTTTTGATAATGGTCAAAAGCTGACTGCGACACCAGATCACAGAATTCTCAAGCGTAATGGAACGTGGACAACCTGTGGAGAGTTGTCTTTTGGCGACGAACTTATGCCTTTCTATCGTCTGCCTGCCAATCAAGCACTAACCAAACTGAAGACGGGTCAATACCCAAGAATATACACACACAACAAAGGTTGGATTCACGAACGACAATTTGTTGAGGATTGGAAATCTGGAAAAACTTCTGAGGAGTTTGAAAAGGCCAACAAAGTTGTTCGTATGGTTGCTGCCGATTTGTCTGTTCGCCAAATAGCGAAGACATTAGGACATGATTGGAAGACAGCCGATAGCTGGATGCGGAAACAAGGATTCTCTCTAAAAGAAGTTAAATCGCTTGCCCAGAACAGGGATTCCCGCAGAGTTGTAGGGATCATAGAAGGACCAGAGATTGATGTATACGATTTGTCTGTAGAGAAGCATATGTGTTTTGCTACGGATTCTGCTATCGTACACAATTGTCAGAAAAATGAAGATGGCGACATATTCAAAATCGAGTGCAAAAACGAAGAAGTTGTAAAAGAGCTTAACTTCACAATGAAGCATCGCAAGATGCTAAATCTCAACGAACACTCTTGGAAGTGGTTTAAGAACCTACTTATCAACGGCGACTGGTTCTTAGAATACGTTATCAATCCAGATAAGCCATCTGACGGCATTTTGAAACTTATTCCTTTGCCGCCAGAAACAATGTATCGCATCGAAACTATTCGAGGCAAGTTGGTAGAGTATCAGCAATCAAAAGAAGGCCCAGATTATAAAGCAATTACTTCTGGCCCTGTAATAGACCAGACAGAATCTGAACTTAACCAATCTGTGGCTATTCGATTTGCTGCCACTCAAATTTGCCACATGAGAATTGGTGATGATAGAAAGACATTCTATCCTTATGGTCAATCGCTTATTGAACCGGCCCGTTCGCCTGCCCACCAACTTCGGTTGATGGAAGATGCGATGGTGGTGTATCGTTTGACTCGTGCCCCAGAAAGAAGAGTATTCTACATTGACGTGGGGCAATTGCCGCCATTTAAGGCAGAAGCATTCTTGGATCGTTTGAAGGATCAATTCCGCAAGCGAAAAGTTGCAAATAACAAGGGTGTGCCGGGAGCCAATCAGGTTGAAGAAAGATGGCAACCACCGGCAGCGGACGAGGATTACTGGATTCCTATTCGTCCGAATGCCAATACTCGTATTGAGACATTGCCCGGTGCCCAAAACTTGGGCGAAATTGACGACGCAATTTATTTCCGTAATAAATTGTTCACAGCATTGAACTTCCCGAAGAATTATCTTTCCAATGAAGATACCAATGCTACGAGAATTACTTTGTCTGCTCAGGACGTTAAGTTTGCCCGCATGATTGAAAGATTGCAAGGGCATTTTGAAAATGGCCTGATGGAGATTGCCGAAAGACACCTTCAATTAAGAGGTTTTCCAGAAGAGTCTTATGAAGACCTAAAGATCAAGATGACCCCGCCATCTGATTGGCGTGAGTTGTCCAGAAACGAAGTCATCACTGCTCGATATGCAAATGCAGGCACACTCAAGAGCGGTCAGTTAATGTCCGATTATGACATTTACAGATTGATATTGAAGTTCTCGGAAGACGAAATTGAAGAGATGTTGGCACGCTTGAAGCTACAGAAGTTGGAAGATTTGAAGCTACAAATTGTGGCACAAAACCCAGCAATTTTGGGTGTTGGTATTCCCGGCCAAGAGCAACCGGGTCAAGAATTGGGAGCCGAAGCTGGTGGTCCTGCTCCGCAACTATCACCCGATATGGGCGGAATGCCGCCTGCCGGTGGGCCTCCGATGGGTGCCCCGCCGCCAGCCGCAGACGCACCAGATACGCCACCAATGGATGGAAATCCACCACCGGCCCCAGAAGGGCAACAACCACCACAAGGTCAAGAACTCGAAGACCCAAGCGAAGACGACATAAAGAAATTCGATTTGGAAATTCAAGATTATTCTTCCGAGCAAGACCATGAGGACCGTGATCGCAGCGTAGGAGACTAATGATCGGATATAGACAATTATCGCACTTCTCTATGAAAAACAAAGCCTTGCTGGGTATTTCCGGCAAGGCTGGTTGTTATTCTTGTTGTAAAGTATTTCCTGCGAATGAAATTAAGGAATATACAGATGAAGGCGAAACGGCATTATGCCCTTACTGTTCTGTGGATTCAGTAGTGGGAGACGCTTCGGGGTATATTATCTCCGAAGAGAATCTGGAAACTGCTCGAAAATATTGGTTTTAGTACCAAGGACCAGCGTTCTCTATCTTTTCGTTGACTTTTTGCAATTGATGCAAAACAACCCAGATCGCTAAACCTATCAAGGCTGACGAAAAGGACATTTCCAACAAAGCAACAAAGACGATCAAAATAGGCAGAGCCATTGGAAGGTATTTGCCTATTTTTTCATAGAGGCCGCAGCACTCGTCGCACTTACAACCATTTGTATCTTTTTTGAATAATTTCATTCTTCCTCATCTTCCATTCTAGAATGGAAATACTTTAGTATTTCTTGGTGCATTCCTGTTTTATCAGTTGCCCACTCGTAGACATTATTTACCAATTTAATGTCAGTTTTTGGATCGTAGTCAAAATTCAAAATAATATCGTGGCGATCCATGTAGCCTCTATTCTTCAAGCTACCGTGCCATAAGTGGTGAATATCAACTGGAATGTAGTCCAAGACAGGCTTCTTCTTTTTCAATTCAGCACACCAATCCAACATATCAGACTTCATGTGTTCGGTGAACTTGGCAGCAAAACCATGTATATCCCAAGAATCGAGATAGCAATCGACCAAGAAAGTATCTCCGCTACCTACGATATTCTTGTCATAAATTCCAATATCTTCAAACACTTCTCTTCTGGCAGACCAAGCAAATCCGGGGACAGAAAAAGGTAATTCTTTTCGACGGCGACGTTCGAGCCAGTTTTTATGAATTACCTTTTGCCAAATCACACTTTGAATAGCCATTATTTTAGTGCCATCGTAGTGCAACATTCCTTTAGGCATGTAATGCACTTTTTTGAATAGCTGAACAATATTGGCTTTTTGCAGTCGGTCAACAGCTTGCTTGGCCCAATCTTCGGCAGAAAAAAGAACGTCGCAATCTAGCCAACCGAAATAATCACAATCGGGCGGTAATTTGGAGATGCCGTAATTTATCAGCCTCTCTTTTTGCCACATCACACTATTACTTCTTAATCGGTGAACACCCTCACCGAGCGGGATTTGAAACTCGTCGTTGTTGAAAGCACACTCGACGGTAATTAGCGGAACGCCCTGTCTTCGCAGTTGATCCGCAAAAATATGATAGTTCGATAGCAGCGATTTGAATTTAGCTGGGTTAAAGAACACGGTAATGGCGCAGAAACGGTTCATCTAGCTCCTTCTGAATGGCATTTGGACACACTCTCAGAGTGTATATATCTTACAGAATAAGCAAAATGAAAATATTATCTTGCGAGATAAAATTATGGCATTTCTCCACTAGCAGCGTCCGCTGTATTAGGTGCCAAAACGTCCCCACCCATGCTGTCGGGGGACTTACTAAATGACGACTTGTTGAGTTCATCAGCGTTCATCTGGTCGAGGATGGCGTTAATTTTGTCGTCGTTAAGTTTGCGTAAAAGTTCGATGGTCTTACTTTTATGTGTAGAGAGCGCTCTAGCAAGGGCTGCGGAAATCGGAGCAATGTCGCCACCAACGACCGGATTGCGATCAATCCCTCCGGTAAAACCGTGGTCGTCGTCTGAATTGTTCTCTCGATAAGAGACGTAATGCCTAAATGACAACAATTTTTTCTCCTTTTTCGTCGGTTTCTGCATACTTATATACATGCGACAAATGATTTTTAGTAACGCTCAGGGACAATTAACGAAATTGGCTGATAAATATTACAGGCCAGTTAATATATAGATGGAGCAATGGTTCATTTGAAGGTAAATCTTTTTGGCTCGAACCGAATGGCTCTAGCTAAGCATAGTCAAACCAGTATACAGGGAGTTCATCGAATATGAAAAGAAAACTTATAAGTTTTGAAGCCTTCGGCAAACTTCAAGAAGGTTCGCTCTCTCGTGCAGAAGAAGAATTGATAGCAGCAGAAGACGTTCTAGGGAAGACTTTAGGCGTTGATGTTGAATTATTCTGCTACAGCGAGAACGATGTAACATACAAAACACCAGATGGCACGTTTATTCACGCTGTTTACAAGCTAGAAAACGACCAAGTAATTCTTGAAAACATTGAAGAATTGGTAATTGAGGAAGAATCGGGCAAAAAAGCAGCACACGGTATCGTGACCCAAATGGTAGACGCCATTTTGGAAAACAACGACGCCAAAGCAAACTCCCTATTCGATGAATATTTCAATTCTCCGGTTGTCAAGCGTGAGTTGGTAAGCGAAGGCTTCAAAGTAAGCGTTTCCAAGCCAACCGGCAAGTTCTCTCCGCTTCGTCACAAGAAGCAAAGCCGCACATTAGTTGCCAAGAGAACCCGTGAAAGACTCAAGACATTGAAGAAATTGTCCCCCAGCAAGAAAGCAGAGATCGCTCGTAAGAGAGGCGTTGCTTCT